AGCATATCCTACTTTTTTTAGCCAATTTTCAAAATGAACACCTTTAGGATAATAAGATAAAACATAGGTTACTGATGGATAGTACTCACCATTTCGTCTATAGTACCTGGAATCAGGCATTGTTATCATTTTGAAATCTTCAGATATTTCAAGTATGCGTTTATAAGGATGTTTTTGGGGATTTTTCATAATTGTTTTTTTATAGACATGTCTCTAATTTTAATTCCATTAAATCATAATAAGTTAAGAGAGGAGTATGTTGTATTAATTCAGTAAACTTATGGAATCCCATTTGTGATGGGTCCTTTTCATCTAATTTTACTAGATAAACTTTTTTTCCTTCATCTAATAAATTATTACAAACTTTAAGAGATTGTTTCATAGCATCTTTATCAAGAGCTATATATATCTTTTTTACTTTAGAAATAATTAATTTTTTCATTAAACTAGGTTGAATATTTTTCCCTAATAATGGGATAGCATTTCGTTTAATAGCTAAAGAATCAAACATTCCTTCACATAATATTATTGGGAGATCCCAATTTATGAACAATTCATTTACTATTATATCACGAGATACTTCAGGATTTTTAAATTTTATAAATGGATCTTTTTCAAAAGATCTAGTTACAAAGTAATTAAGTTTACCATTACAATCATATGATGGTATAATAATCATATTTTTGTAATCTCCTTTATCACAAAATCCAATATTGTGTTTTATAATATCATCTTGAGTTATCCCTCGTTTTTTAAGATATAACATAGCATGTTTGGCTATGATATCATCTTCAGATATGTTGATTAATGATTTAAAAGAAGAAGGAAGATTGACTATATTTTGGATTTTATTTATTTGACCACTAAATATAGATGGAGATGTGGATTTAACTAGTTTTTTTAATTCATCATACTTATCTTGAGATACTTCTAATTTTTTAAAAAGAGTAATTAATTTTTTTCCTTTAGTCAAACAAACCCAACAATTCCATGGATTTAATCCTTCTTTATTTTCAGTAAAATTAATTTCTAGTTTTCGTTTGGATGAATTACAAAAAGGACATATATATGATTGATTATTTCGAGCAGTTGGTTTGCCAACTCCTAAAACAGAATTTACTAAATTTATCAATAAATCATTACTCATAACATAAATATACTATTTTTTCTTTAAAAAGCCAAATCTTTTCTATAAAACTTACCTTGTATATTGTCATTTAACGAGTTACTATTCTCTAATACTGAGAAGATAAATTGATATTTGGCTTCTAAATATGATAAGTGTTTTGATGAGAAGCCAAAGTCAATTATTTCTTTAATAAAATTTTCCTCACCTAATTCTTGCACTTGTAATTGTAATACTTTAGAAGATGACCAATAGTTTATCCAATTACTTTCTTTTATAATGGTTTCTTTTATTTTTTTTCTACCAGGTCCTAATTGTTGAGAGATTGCTTTTTTCCCTAATTTTTTAGTAGTTTTATGTTGGATAAATTTTTTCCCAATATAAAATTGTTGAGTTTTTAAATTTGTTATTCGATAACAAAAACCAAAAGCATTTGGGGGGAAATCATTTATGTTATTTATTTCATTCCCATTATATATCCATGTCATTATCTATCTATATTAATTAATATGTTTATATCAGTAGTTCTAGATAGAGGTAAGGGTTGAGCTAATTTAGCTATAGCTAATAATTCTTTATCATCATTATATAAACCAATAGTAGTTATATAAGGTTGGAAAACTGAACCAGTAGCAAAGTCATATAACATTTGGCCAGGGGTGTAAAAACTACTAAATGAACTAGTTATAAGAGAACTTCCAGATGAAATGGATGGATTTAATGTAAAATTAAACTCATTTTCTCTTATATTACATTTATATTGAGTTTCATACATAGTAATAGAAGATTGAAAAGAACAAGTAGTAGTAGACGAAGAAACTATGTTATTTAAAGATGAATTATCTAAATTAAAAATAGTAACTATACCATGATTGTAAAAGATATTACCATATATAATACTCCCTGATTTAATGTTCCCTTCACCATCATCTGAGAATGAGCCACTTTCTACTGAAAAATTAAAAGTTTTAGGTTTTATATAATTACCATAATATTTCGAAGGGATAGATATAACTGATATAATACTGTCTGAGGCTGTAGGGAAATTCTTAACAAAAGTTAAAGTAGTAGGTAAATAATTATAATATAATCCTGGAGCTTGGGGAGATCCAATAAATATATCTCCGGTTTCATCTTTTCCAGGAATTAATGTTCTTCTGTTAATGGGATCTCCATAACTTGAGCTTAAATAGTTAGAATAGTACAGTTCTTTTATAGAGTTATATATTAATCTTTGGTATTTATTATTTGATATGGGTTCAGATGTTGGTGAAAATAAAGATGAAGTTATATTTTTACCTATAAAAGTATCTATATATGATGAGCTCATACTTCCTGAGAAGTTAAATGATTTATTAACTTCAAAGGGGGTAATGATTATGTTAGATGCTAAAAACTGTTTATAAGCACTCATTATGTATTTTCTTTTATTTTATACACCTTAATTATATCGAACTTTAATATAAACACCTGTGTATTTCAGTAAATCACAATTACCTTTCATATGTTTTATTATGCATATGTAAATTTTACTAAAGAAACCCCATTCCGATCAAAAGTCCAACTTAAGCCTCACAAGTGCTTCTTTCGTAAAGTCTTTTAATAAAGGCCTAGATAATTTAGCAGTAGCTAATAATTCATTATTATCATTATATAAGCCAATGGTAGTTATATATGTCTGAGGTGAATTCACAAATAATGGATATATAACCTCACCAGTAGAACCAGATATATAACTAGGATTTTCTGAGTAGTTAAATTCAGAATTTCTAGCTCTGATAAAAATATAATCTGAAGTAATAGTTTCTTGACTATTTAATTTAAAACTAGCTCCTCCACTTATTGCAGTGAATAAGCTCCTATTAGGTGAAATAATAGGTGTGGTTGAACCTGAAGAAGAACCACTATATAATAAACCAATACCACCACTTACTGCACTACTTCCCAATGCTTTTGGATTTAGAATAATAGTTCCAATATCTGGTAGAAACCAACCATATGATCCTGAGACAGCGCTATATCCGTCTGCTGTATTTCGAGTTGAAATTGGGGCTTTTACTCCTAGAGATCCTGTAATTAATTGAAATACTCTTCCAGCAGCATTAAATGATACTGAAGAAACATAGGCGCTATTATCTGTTAGAGTTATTGAACCCGATGAACCTGATATTGTTAGTGATAATGACCCTAATAATAATTTTTCTTTATATCTAGTTCTATCAATAGGTAAAGCAAAAAATTCACTAACAATTGTATTACCGAATGCAAAATCTGTATTTTCATCACCAATTACTAAATTTTGGTATTGTCCATATATTGTAGAAGTTGGAGATTTACCATCTACTAAACTATTGTATGATAAACTACCACTACCATAGCTATTTCCATAAGTTAACGCAAATTGAATATTTGCACTAGGATCTGCAGATGATGTTTGATATATATTTAAATAGTAATTACCAGATGAACCTGCTTCTTGAGTAGAAGATGTAAAAAAAGTAGTTAAAGTAGGGGATGCCGAAGACCATAATGTGGCCGAAATAGTATCCGAACTAACTACTAGATCTTCGGGGTCTAATCTTTTAAAGCTCATATTTTATTATTTATAGTTTTTATATTAAGATACTTTATTAACAATTATAGGTATAGTCAAACGGCTTCCTGAATCACGTCCTTCAACGGTTAAAGTTGCATACAATGCGCTATTAGAACCAAACAGTGTATTTACTGTAGTTGCTCTTATATTTATTGTAGTACCTATTACTGTTTTAGATACATTTGTTCCTAATGTTGTAGTTGAGTTAAGAGCTGATGCTTGTGAGGTATTAATTCCTACTCCTTCAAAGGTTTGCATTAATCTAACATCTGAAATAGTAGCAATATATCCACTTGATTCAAATGTATTTCCACCTAAGTAATTTAAAGTTTGAGGAGTAATTGCTAATGATGCACCCTGTTTAATCACAATTGAAGTATAACCCAAATCCAAAATAGGTAACTTTGCGGTTCCTCTTGGCGCAGTTATAAGTTTATATTTCATAACTTGAGTTTCTTGAGGAAATGCTTCTAATAAAGGCATATTCTCGATTGCTTCACCATAATATGCTGATCCTGAAGGATGGCTAGGGTTATACAATGTATAATCAATTTCATCATCAGCCAAAGCAAATTGGGTTATTTTGAATGTACCATCTCCTTTAGCTAAAAGCTGTCTTCCTTTTGTAGTAAGAATTGCATCAATTGTTACTATATTGTTATTTAAATATCCGATGATTTCTAGGTTTTAAGGGTTAATAATATATTTAAATTATAATTAATTTTTTATTTTATTATAAATATATATGCTTTATACTTTTAATTAGGATTACTACCATATGTTTTAGTAATATATCGAATATTGTTTTTTATAATATCTTTAGGATATTCATTCAACATATATCCGGGACCTGATTGTGAGAATCTAGTCCAACTAGGTCCATATATCATCATAGTACCTGTGGATGGGAGTCCTCTAAATATTATCATACCTATATTAGTATATCCCACCATGGTATCTCCTATGAAATAACTAGTAGGTAAAAAAAAATCAGTAGGGCTATATCCTGGGGCGGATATTTTAAATTTATAATATCCTCCAGTATATTCAATAAAATTTAATTCCCATGGCGGACCATAAAATTCATCTGCATTGTTTACGCTACCTCCATCTGCTATATTTCCCAGATTAGAATAAAAACTAGCAAATACTTTAATACCTTCACCAATAAATGTACTTATATTATTGTATACTTCTGTTCCTGTATTAGTTATTGATGAAGTTTGTTGAATATTGGATGAATTTCTAGTACCTAATGGGAAATGTTTAATATCCTGTAAATATAATATTGGGTTACTACCACCAACTACATATCCTACACTTCCCCCATAACCTTTAGGTACCCAATAATAAGCATCTTCAGCTAATGTGTTAGCATATAATACATTTAATGGAGAAACTAAATTAATAGTATTATTATATTGGAAGTTTTGAACATTTACTGTGTTATAAAAATTTTTCTCTATTGTGTTTTTATATACTATATCTGAAGGTGTGATTGTTGTAACACTATCTTTACTGTCTCCTACTAAAAGAATATTTGATAATTGTACATTCCCACCTGAAGGATTTTCAGGATATCCACCTCCACCCCAAATTTTTTCATATATGCAAGAATCTAATATCTTTATTAATGGGTCTTTTCCAAAATCAGAATCACCATTAGTATATACATTATTTTCAGCAGCATATTGTTTACTACCTATGTAACGAGCATTAATATTAGAATCATATGAATAATTCCATAAATTAGTTTTAGATTTAGTAGCTGTTCCATTTAATATTAATTGTTGATTTATAGGAATAATGCTATTATCCGAATAATCTACTTTCATATAAAATGTATTATTAGAAAAAGAATCTAAAACATTATTAATTATAGGATTACAATCACTATTATAGTAATTAGGTTCAGATATATAGGGTTCAGGTATAATTAAAGGATTAACTATTCCTACTACTGGATTTATGGATTGAGTAACCATAAGACTTCCACTTTTTATAGTAAGAGTATCAAGAGTAAAAAGCCCGGTATATATGATTTCATCCTTAACTGGAAAGTAAGATGCAGATACTTTAACAGTTAGAGGATTTACTGTACTAGTAAAATTAGATGTTGCAATTGGTGAATATATACCATCTCGAACTGAGTAAAGTATCATAGAACCAGCTGGGATGGAAGGAGAAGGGTTAGTAAAAGTTACAGAAGATGTTATTAATAAAGGAACATTTGGGGTATTATTTAAAGTATA